GTACTACCTGCGTGAGCGTACTGGTAAGTCAGCTCGTATCAAAGAGCGTCTTAACTAAGGTATCGCTAACGCGACATCTAAAAGTTAATAGCAAACAAGGGGTTGGCGTGATGCCAGCCCCTTTTTTAGCTCTGCCGCCTACATTTTGCCTACGCATTCATAAAATTATTCAGGTTAAGGTTACAGAGAAGAAGTTTCTAGACGATGTTTCATACTACTCAGAGGCTCTAAGATGAATAAAAAGAAAATTTTCATAGCATCTTCAAGTGAAAGCTTAGATATAGCTAATGCTGTAAACATAAACCTCGATCGAGAATATGAAATAACGCCTTGGTCAAACGGAGCATTTAGTTTATCTTCAACGACTATTCAGGACCTTGTAAGGATGTCTTCTTCTGTAGATTTTGCCATTTTCATCTTTGCTCCTGATGATGTTTCCATTATAAGAAACCGAGAAGAACACACTGTCCGAGATAATGTTATATTCGAACTTGGGCTTTTTATCGGTGCCATTGGCGTTGAAAGATGCTTTATTGTTAAGCCTCGGAATGTTGAATTTAAGTTACCAAGCGATTTGCTAGGAATTACATTAGCAGACTATGAATCGTTTCGCTCAGATGGCAACCTGCAAGCAGCTCTAGGTGCTCCATGTTCTTTAATGCGTAACGCAATGCAATCTTTAGGCGGTCTCAATCGGCGTAGCGTTTTGCATGGTGAAAAATTAAAAGTAAATCCTGCAAAATTCGAAATCAATGAAAAAGCCATTAAGGTTTTAGGATGCTGCCTTTCAAGCATGACTTCCACTCCCGAGGGTTTAGGCCTACAAAAAATCGCATATGATACAAAATTAGATTCAAAATCTGTAAGTCTGCAATTAATAAAGCTAGAAAAAATGTCTTTAGTTGAAAAAGAAATAGTTACATCTAATTATAACGGAGAGGATTATTATTCTTACTCTATTACAGAAGAAGGTGTAAATATCTTGCTGGATAATGAGGAGCTTTATGATAATGGACTTTCAGAAGACTTTTAAGGCTTTTTGACGGAAATGATAAAACCCGCCGAAGCGGGTTATAACCAGAGGTTGCCTTGCGAGGCTTTGGCTGTTGCTCGTGAAGGGTGGGGCGGGGCGGGGTTCACTCTGCCCGGACACATAATGATGTCCGTCACCGTCTCAAGAGATTTGAAGGTGCAGCCGCAGTTAATATTCTGGCACTGGTTGTATCTTTCCTTTGTGTTTTCGGAAAGCTGGACGCTGCTACGGGTATGAGCGGCGTGTAAGCACTTCGGGCAGTTCATCATTTTGGATTCGTCCTGTAGCGTTTTTTTGCGAATGTTAACCTTAAATAATCCATATGGGTAATTTATTTTGCTATTGCATGCTTGAATCGTCGATTTTCACTTCTAAATCTAGGCTCGTCGTATAGCCACTGTCCGCGCTGAGGCTGTGCGTAAGCGTCGTTACAATCCATTCGCCCGCGTCTATCTGCTGCTTGAAGCCGCTTACCTTTACCGGCATTTCGGTGTAGAGATCTGCCCGGCCGCGAGCCAGCTGTATAGAAAACGACGCAACCCCGCGCTGCAGGCGCTCCCAACGTATTTTGGCCGCGCGCTCTGCATTGGCCCGGTTTGCATAGGTACGGCTCAGCACCAGGACGTTTTCATCCGTTCCGATCAGGTAATCGCCCTGTTTGGCTTCTGGCTCTTTTTTCTTTGTCGTCTTTTTCCGCCTGCGCTTTACTTTCGCCACCGGTTTTTTTGTCGGTTCGCGGGTATGCAGCCAGCTGGCAATTACTCCCGTGTAGGCGTCGCGGTCAGCCATGGTAAAGCGGTGGCTGTCGCCGTCCTTGCGTTGAATGGTGATCACCGGCAACGCCTTACCGCTGGCCGTTTTTCCCTGCCCCTGACGTATGAACAGCAGATTGCCGTTTTTGATAGAGGCTATCGCGCCTGACTGTTTCGCCAGGCGCATCAGAAAGCTGGCGTCTGACTCGTTGGTCTGGTCAAGGTGATCTACGGCCATCTTCGCCACATCATCACCCAGGGCGATCTTCAGCTTGTGGCGGCCTGCGATGTCTTTCACGATGTCGCCCACGGTAGTCTGGTGCCAAGATTTTTCACGCTTAGTATTGAGCGTCTGCCTGAAGTCGGCGCTGCGGGCGCGCAGGGTCAGCCGGTCAGGCGTGCCGGAATGCTCAATCTCATCCACGATAAAGGTGCCTTTCGGAAAAAGCGCCTCACCCTGCCAGCCGAGCGCGAGCGACAGAGATACGCCCCGGCGAGGCAGCAGCAGCTGGCAGTCTGCGTCGTCCAGCTCGATGTCCAGCTGGTCAGCCTCAAACCCCCGGTTATCTGTGAGCGTCAGGCTCATAAGCCGCTTCTCAATCTTCTGCGTGATGTCCGCGCCCTCAAGCGTCAGCCTGAAAGAAGGGGAATTTGCCTGCCCGTTTATCCATTTCGTGGCGCTCATGAAAGCAGCCCTCCCATCATGCTGGTAACTTTACCCGCGGCGTCCGTCGCCGCGCCCTTCATGGCTGAGAGCTGATCGCTCAGACTGCCGAACATTTCGCCCAGCGTTTCGTCGGTGCGCTTCAGGGTGAGCGTGAACTCAATGCGCCGGCAGACGCCACTGCTGAAAAACTCCGCTTTGGTCTGGCTCAGGCTCTCGATCACAAACATGCCGTAAATGGTGCCGCTTCCCTCTATCAGCGGCCACGCGCGGCCCAGCTCTGCTATCTGTTCCAGCGCCAGCAGTGACAGCCTGCCGCCGGTAATCTCCGGCAGCAGAATGCCCGAAAGCGTCAGCGTTTCATTATCCGGCCCCAAAAACTGGAGGGACGAGCGCACGCCGACGCGGCTGTTTGACGGAAACCGCCAGCTGCGCTGGATCTGCAGCTCCTGATAAGGGACCGTCTGCAGCATGAAAACGAACATCCCCAGCGTCATCATCATTATTCAAATCCTTCTCTGTCGTGGTAGCTGCTGCGGGCGCGGGCCTTCGCCTGTCGCTCTTTTGCCTCAAGTCTGCGCATAACCTCGTCCGCCACGTCCTGCGCGCTTTGCCCTGGCTGCTGCATAATTGTGATAGAGGCATTAACGGTCACGGGCGACATACTGGCCGCCGGTTGCGGTCGTGTCGCTTCCTGCCGGTATGTCTGCGCGGGCTGGCTCATCGGATGTAGTGGACGCGCAGCTGCTGGCGTTGCGGTCATACCCATCGCTAGCGCGGCAGAGGCGGCCAGCGCGGCAGTGCGGCGGCGGCTGGTTATGTTGGCCGGGCCGTTCACAATTTCAGGCCCGTTTTCCCCGACGATGCCGAACTGCCCGGACGGAATATGCCCGCCGGTGTCGTACATTCTCGGAAAAGCCGGAAAGCCGCCCGGCGGCAGCGACACTTTTCCGTCTGCCGTTACCTGCGCCGGGCGTGGTCGTGCTGCCTGCGCCGGTGCGCCTGGCTTGTCATTGCCGGGCTTTAGAAAGTCCGGCAGGTAATCAGTCAGCGAGGACAGTTTGCTTTTTAGCGCATCCCATTTCTGGCTGATGCCTGCCAGTAGGCCATCAATCATCTGCGAGCCAGCTTCCTGAAAGCGCGCGGGCAGCGCCTTCACGTCAGCCACGATTTCATCCCATTTGGTGCTGATGTAGGTGCGGATCGCCGTCCATACATTGCTGACTTTGGTGCTGATGCCATCCCACAGAGCTGCAAATTTCGGCCTCAGCGTATCCCAGTTCTGCCAGATGTAAATTGCCCCCATAGCAATCAGCCCAATCACTGCGAGTATTGACAGAAGGGGGTTTGCATACATCAGCCGCCCCAGCCACAGCACGCTGTTACCGACCAAGCCAATTGCCTTGCGCATAAGCCCAAAAGAAGTAAATGCCTGAAGACCAACTCTGTTCATAACCATACGCATTATCAGCATTGGTCCTAAGATGGCCGCCAGCGCAAGCAATATGCTCCCTATAGCTACTGTCGCTATGGCAAAACCAGCCGCCATCTTGAACAAGGCCGCCGTCAGTTGTGGGTGTTGTTTCACAAAGCTGCCAAGCGCGCTGGCGAGATTGCCCAGCCAGTCGGCAAGTTGTTTAAGCACTGGCGCGACCGTCTCACCAATTGCAGCCATTGCATTAGTAAACGAGCCGCTCGCCGCATCCCAGCGGTTTGACAGCGTCTTTAACGAGGCGTCAACACGCTCGCGCAGGGACGCCTGGTTGTCGAGCTTCGCAGCGGTTTCCCGATAGCCCTCAATCCCCTTGCTGATCATGATGTTCAGCGCCTGCAGGGTTTCAGCATCATCACCAAACAGCGTATTTAAAACGGACTGCCGCTTGCTGTCGCTGGTGATTTTTTTCAGCTTCGCCAGCTGCGCATACAAATTTTCCAGCCCGGCAAACTGCCCCTTTTTGTTCTGGAAGTTCAGCTTTATCCCTGTACCAGCCAATACATCATTCGCGTCACCAATTTTTTTATTATTGAGCGTTGCCTGAAAAATCTTGCGGTAGGCGTTGCCCGCCGACTCGCCGGGCATGCTGGCCTGATCGGCCATAACCAGCAGTGGCGCAAAGGTTTTCGCAGCAGTGAGTCCTTTCTGGTGAATGATGTCCATGGCGCTGCCGATTTTGGAGAATCCCTGCAGCATGTTTCCCGAATCCACGCCCGCGTAAAATCCCTTCTGAATGATGTCGGTGAGCGCCATCATGTCCTTTTCGCTGGTCTGCGTGGCGTCCTGCAGCTTCGCCGCAAACTCCGCCGCGTCGGTCGGGGCCATCTGCAGCTGTACGCCGAGATAGGCCGTAGCCTCACCCAGCCCGCCCAGGATAGCCTGCGCGCTCATGCCCTGGCGGCGAAGCATGGTCATCATGTTCTGAAAGTCCGCCGTGGTGCCGGGCAGCTTGTCGCCCAGGCTCACTGCCAGCCTGTTGATTTTTTCATACTCCCGCAGCACCTTAGCGCCCGGTCCCATCATGGAGGCGGCCAGCTGGGTCGCGGCGTTCTCCGAATCCGCATAGGCGCGCACCGGGGCCATTAGGGTCGCGCCGGTAGCAACGCCGGTTGCCACCATGCCCGCGCCGTTACCGGCCAGCTTATTACGCGTCTCGGTCAGCTTTTCATGCCGTGCCTGGATGTCGCGTATCTTCTGCTGGCGCTCGCCGAGCTTGCGCAGCTCTGCCTGCTGGCGCTCAATGGCCCCGGTTGCCGCCTGCGCGTCCGTTTTTAGCCGGCGCTGCGCCTCGCTCAGCTGCTTTGTGTCAATACCCGCCGCGTTCAGCGCCTCACGCTGGCGCTGCACCGACAGGCGCAGGCCGTTGTAGGTCTGCTGCAGCTGGCTGGCGCGGTTCTTTGCCTGCTCAAGCAGCCTAGCCTGCTGCGCAGTGGGCCTGTTCGTTTCGGTAAACTGCACGGCAAGGCGCGCCGCTTCCTCGCGGGCGGCCTTCAGGTTGTTGGCGGTAACGGCAAGCTGTGAGCGGGTTTTGCGGAAACCGTCAATGCGGCCCGCCTGCTCGTTCAGGGATTTCAGGCCGTCTTTGCTGGCCTTCAGCGCAGCCGACAGCTCCTTAGAGCCGTCGCGCGCGCTGCGAAAGGGGCGCGTGATTTTATCAACCGCGCTTAATACCACCTGCAGCCGCAGGTTTGTGTCACTCATCGTCACCGGCTCCGCTACGCTGCATCGCTTTATGCCGCCACTCAAGCACGTCCGTCAGAGACTCCGCGTACATCACCGGCGGCGGCCAGTGAAAAACGGTAGCGATGTCCGCTACCAGATCTTCTACCGTCAGGCTGTCGGGAAAGCTGACAGCGCCGACTTCGGCAACAAAAAAGTGATCACCTCGACCGACAGGGACAGCAGATCGGCGGGGTCCATTTCGTTAATTTCCTGCACGGTCAGTGCCGGGTTCGTGACGCGCGGCAGCACGGCCATCATCGCATTCACGTCCATGTCCATCAGCGCCTGCAGGCGGATGCCGCGCAGCGCCCCGGCCTGCGGCTTGCGCACGGTCACGCTGGTAACTTCGGTTTTGCCGCGCAGAATGGGGGTGTCCAGCTCAACAGCTTTTTCGGTAGTTTTGTCGGTCATGATTATTTTCCGTTTATACGTTTCAGAGCGGCAGGGCTGCCCCTGCCGGGCTTATCAGAGGCTCAGAGGCCGAGCGCGTTACGGTGCGCTTCCATCAGGTCGGTGCCGTCCACAATGTGGATCATGTTTACGAGGTCAATCTCGTAAACCACTTCCCCGTTAATGGTCAGTTTGGCGTAGCTGTTTGTCGCGGACACCTTGGTGGTGCTTGAATCGCCGGTCTTCCACTCGCCGGAATCCAGCTCTTTGTAGCGGCCGCGCGTGACCAGCTCGACCGCCTGAATTTCGCCAGTGTCATCGCGCTGGATAGATCCGGTAAAGCGAAGCTGCACGCCGTCCACGGTGGCGGTGCCCAGCTGCTTGAACAGCAGCGCCTCAGTGCCGCCTACAGTGAACTCCGTATCCAGCGCGCCGTCGTCCAGGCCCATGTCGATGTCTACTGCACCGGCCATGCCGCCGCCGCGGTACTTCTCAAACTTGCGGGTGACTTTTGGCAGGGTGATGGACTCAACCAGCCCCTGCCAGTTGTTGCCTGCGTTAAACACGTTCAGGTGCTTTAGCTTGCGGGGTAATGCCATGTTTCAGTCTCCTTATGCGCTCACGCGGCTGCTGAAATCGACCAGGTACTGGTCGGTGATGCGCTGGCGCAGCAGCAAGTTTTCCAGCGGTGGCACCGGCGTGTAGTCGTAGTCAATGATCAGCTTGCCCGCCTTCAGCGTGTCCTTGTCGTTCACGCTTTCATCCAGCCAGCAGTCCGCCCCGATGAGGTAGCCCTGATTCACCAGGCTGCGCAGCTTCGCTCGGATGCTCTCGATGATGTCGCGGGCCAGCGACGGGTTCAGCGGGCCGTCAACGGACCACATCTGCGCCTCGGCCATGGTGTCCATCAGCACCTGCGCGGTGCGGGTGTAACACTCAAACGGAAACAGCGCGTCGTCGCTCAGGCAGCGGGAACCCCAGAAGCGGAAGCCGTCTTTGCGGATCAGCGTGGTGACGTCGTTCTGGTTCAGCAGGCCCGCGTCCGTCGCCGGATCCTGCAGGTCCCAGAAGACGTCTTTGGAAATGCCGGTGACGCCGTTCACCCCGACGTTTGACAGGGACTTGTGCCAGCCGGTCTGCTCGTCGATTTTGGCGCGCAGGCCGAGCGCGCGGGCGGTGGCGTAGGCCGTCGCATCCGCTTTCAGCACGGTGTCAAAGTTGATGAAGTCAGGCCAGATAAGCATCCCTTCGCGCTGGCTGAAGTTGGCGCGGTAGGCGATGGCCTCCTCTGCGCTTTTGCAGCCGTAGGCCGACAGGTAGGCAAAGCCGCGCAGGCTCTGCGCCACGCTCAGCAGCTCGGTCGCAACGGCCTGCGTGTCATGTCCCGGCACGCCGAGAATGCGCGGCTTGACGCCACAAACGGCCTGCGCGGCCAGCAGCGCCTTCATGCCGGTGCGCTGGCCGTCGGTTACGCCGCCGATGATGTTAGCGGTGGTTTCCGCCTCGGTTTCGCCCTGCGGCACGCGCACAACGACGGTAACAGGTTTGGACTGGTCGGCGATGGCGTCCAGCGAGCGGGCCAGCGTGCCGGATTCGCCCGCCTTGCCGCTGGCAGTGAGCACGTCGGTCAGCAGCACCGGGCGGTTGAGCGGAAAGGTTGCCGCGTCGGCATCGTCGCCGGTGCAGACCAGGCCGACGATTGCCGTGCTGACGGTGGTGATAGTTCGGGTGCCCTCGTTGATTTCCTCAACGCGCACGCCGTGGTGATAATCCTGAGCCATGTGGCGGTTCTCCTGTAAAGGGGTTCCGCTATGGTGAAAGGTGGCGGGCGCGGGCGCACCCTGCGGGCATTGTGTGGAAAATCACACAAGGAACAGCGAAAAAAAAGCGCCCCGGCGGGCGCTCATCCTGTCACATCGGGGGCTGCGGCCACTCTTCCGGCGACTGCGCTTCCGCATCCGCACGGCTCAGCAGGACGCGGTATTTCTTCCACGCCGTCAGCTGCGCCTTTTCCTCATCCGTTGCCATATCCAGATCAACCGCATCCTGCAGCATCTGCACTTTTTGCGTTGCCTCGCGCAGACGGGCGGCAAGGATGGCCTGCTTCGCCTGCGTGCTGAGTTCAGACACCATAGGCGGCCCTTTTACCACCTCGCCGCCGATAAGCTGGCAGTCCTGCCCGACCGATTCAAACTGCGCCTGGGTCAGCTCGGCCAGCTCCATGGCGGAATAGTTCTCTGCGTCCGCCTGGCTGAAGGCAATCATCATCCCGACGATGTAGTGATCGGCATTCACCGACACAAAGTAACGCTTCTCAAACGGCAGAATCTGATCCGCCTCGCTCTGCTCAGCTGCTAAATTTTCCTGTTCACTCATGCTCATCACCAGATTGCCAGAAGGTTAACGTTAAGGGCCGAATCGTTGTTGTTATAGATACCGGCGTTGCCCGCGCCGACGCCGGTTGACCATACCGCCGGATCGCCGTTGATGCCGGTTATGAATATGGCCGGCGGGGCCGTAAAGCCTGCCGGGTATGTCCAGATGACGTTGGTTTTTGCCGGAATACTCAGGTTCTGACGGCACCACTGTGCGCCGTTCGGCAGCTTAATCCAGGCACCGTTTCCGTTAGTGCCCGCCTGAAACTGCCCGTAGGCGACGGCGCTGTTGGCACCCGTACCGCCCGCTACGGCAAAGCCCTGATTTGCATCCCCGCCTTTATAGGCATAGTTTCCCAGCACGAAGTTCAGGCGCGCATTGCTGACAGCGGCGTTTGTTTCACCGTTATTGCGAACGTAAAAATCCGTCTGGTCATTGCCGTTCAGGTTCGCCTTTTTACTCAGCCCGTCATTCAGCAGCGAAACCGGCACGGCGGCGTTGCTATCCGTCGGCGCACTCAGCACCAGAAACTTTTGCGTCGCAGAACCGCCCAGCAGGGCGCGCAGTGCCAGCGCGGTGTTCATCTGCCCGCGATTGACAGCATGGCCGTCAAGCGTGGCGTCTTTGACGGAAAACTGCTGATTGACGTTGCCCGCAAGCAGCGCGCGTGCGGCCAGCTGATTCGTCATTGTGGTAGCAAAGTTCGGGTCGTTGCCCAGCGCGGCGGCCAGCTCGTTCAGCGTGTCCAGCGCCTCCGGGGAGGACGCGACCAGCTGCGCGATGGCCGCCTGTACAAAGGCGGTCGTGGCAAGCAGCGTTGAGTTGTTACCCGTCTCTGGCGTCGGGGCTTTGGGCGTGCCGGTAAACAGCGGGCTGTCTTTGGGCGCATACTGCTTGTGCGGGTCCGCCGCTGCAATATGCTTTGCCATCAGGTCGTCCGCGTACTGCCTGACCTCGATCACGGCCTGACTCACCTTGCTGTCAACATACTGCCGCGTTGCCAGCACTACGGCCGGATCAATCTTCAGGGTGATAGCGTCCGTGCTGTTCACGATGATGAGCATGCGCACGGTCTGCGTGCGGCCGCTGCCTTCCTGCAGGGCGGGCTTGTAGGTTTCCGGCGTGTTACAGACCGCAATCAGCGTCCCCTCCGCATCAAACAGGCCCATTTCCCTGATCCAGAATCCGCCTTCCGTTTCGGGGATCACCTGCTCGGCAATCACCTGGCTGGCGTTGGTGGCATCGATACTCAGCGTGTTGATGGCCGCCCGGCGCACCTCGTTTACCAGCTTTGTCTGGCTGGCGTTCGGCGTGGGCAGCGTGCCGCCGCCGTCGCCCACGGCCATCTGCGTGATATTCAGTTTTGTGCCGAGCGCGGCGGCATTGGCAATTTTCGCCGCGCCGAGGTTGGTCACGATTGCGTAAAATTTTTGTGTCATTGTCCGACTTCCATCAGGTCGATAACGTGAACCGCCGCGCCCGCATACGTCGGGCCGCTGACGGAAAGAATTTCCGGTGTGTACGGGTAAATCGAGAGATCGTCACCGTCATAGCTCGCGGCGGCTATGCGCGTTTCGCCGCTCACCTGCAGGTTGATGGACATGCCCAGCAGGTGACGGCTGCACGGCTTGGCGTCACTGATGAGCCGCTCCAGCTCCTGATAGGTTTCTTCCGTAATGCCCTGGTCCTGCACGCCAATGTCCAGGCGAAACGTGCCGGGCGCTTCCCCGGTTTTCCACCATTCAATAACGCGGATCAGGAACCCGAACGGCTCTACCACGCGCCGGATAGCGCTGATGGTTCCCTTATGTTGATGGATATAGAACGCATCGAGCACCACCTGCCGCTTGACGCTTTCCGCCCAGCCTTCGTCCCATCGGTCCACCGAAAACGCCCAGGCGAGATACGGCAGAAAGCTGACCGGACAGGTTGCCGGGTTCCACAGGTCGCGCAGCGGCACGTTCAGGCCGGTAATGCCGCTGCAGGCTTCCGCCAGGCGGCGCTCCAGCGCGGACGAGCCGGACGGCATCAGGCTGCTGTTGCTCATGTCAGCACCTCGTCAGCCGCCACCGAAATGTCCGTGCCGGTGCAGTTACCCGCTGCCGTGCGGTCCAGGATGATGTCCGCCGCCGGTTCGAGCATCTCCACCCAGTCCACGCCGGGCACGCGCAGCACCGCCCCGTAGGACTCGCGGCGCACGCTGCGGCCCAGCTTTTTCTGCTCGGTGAGGTAAGCGGCCAGCT